AATTATGTAATTTATACATAGTTATGTGTACATGGTTAAGGAAACTGTTTTGCAAGAAAGACAATTTAGATATGGAAGAAAAAAACGCTGAAATCAAAAACAATGTGAATGAGACTCCTGTAAAAGAATGTAGTCCAGTTAAGCGCAAGCATAAGCTTGAGATACAGCTCTATGAAGCAGACTATGAAGATGTGCCAGAAGGATCACCTCCTAAGTGGCGTCCAGTCAATATGGGAAGAGACAGCGGAAAGCCGATAATTGTAGAAGTTGCAGACCAGAAAGAACTAGTAGAATTGCAGCAACGATATGCATTATGTGACCAGAAAATGAGAATCATTCGAGAGATTGATGCATTTGATGATGACTCATTTCATTCTCAAAAAAATCAAATTCCCAGGAACAATCAAGCTATTCCTGTCAATTCATATGACAAACCTGTCAAAGCTCCTGCATTGCAAGCTGATTCACAACGTATTGTGCATGCTGATGCTGTTAAGATAAAGCCTAAGATCATTACTATAGGTGACATGCAAGTCAAGTATGACGGTGACAAAGTGTATCAAAAGCAATGGGTGAAGCTCAACTCAAATGAAGCAGCTAATTTCAGGATTGTCAATGATTCTAACAACAAGATTGTTTCTTTGAATGGCAAGCACATTGAATGTAAGAGATGGGTCATTGTTGAAGAAGACTCAAGTGAGTCAGAAGAAGATCCATTGAATGGAATTGGAGACTGAAGATGATGAAAATCAAGTTTGTAGTAGTGTCAAAAGATGCATCTTTCAAGATGAGCAGAGATAAATTTGAAAATGCAAGTCCATATTTTGATGTGTCAGTTGAGTTCATTCCAGACAATTCATCTCCTCTGCCATCTTTGTACAACAATGAACTGAGAAAAGCTCGTTCTTCAAGAAGCATTGATTTTCTTGTCTTCATGCACGGAGACGTCTCATTCAATGCCAAAGCATTTCTTGACCATCTGAATGCTGTTAAAGACAAATATGACATCATAGGACTATGTGGCACATCAGTGCTTAATGTATCACAAAGTCCATTGAACTGGTGGACAGGAAGCAATCCTACTCCATTCACTAAATGGGGATGTGTCACACATGGTGAACTTGGAGACCAGACTGCATTTTTCAGTGAGCATTCGCCAAATGTCATGGACACTGAAGTCGCATGCATTGATGGTCTATGCATCATTTTCACTGCAAAAGCTCTTGATTCAGCAATTGAATTTGATGAGACACTCGGAGCATTTGACTTCTATGACACAGACTTGTGCATGCAAGCTGTAGCTAATTACAAGCTTAAGCTAGGAGTTATGGTGCAGAAAGATCTTTGCCATTATTCAGTTGGAAAGTCTATTCTTTCATCAGGATTTTTAAACACTGAAGAGAAATTCAGAGCTAAATGGAATCTTCCTATTCCTTCAGGTTCATCTTTAGAAAAGCACATAGAATCTAAACGAGCTATGACTGCAAACAATATGGTCTGAAATCATCTACAACTGTAAGTTAAACATATGACAAATGAAATCATAGTCGATGACTTTAGTCTTTTCATAGAGTCAATGAAAGCGGCTTCTAAGCTTGTAGATGCTGCAAAGCTCATGTTCTCTCCAAACGGTCTTGAGATATATGGTGCTAGAGACATTGCAGCTAGATGTGAGCTTATGACAAATGCTGTGCATTCAAATGACACATTTGACTTCTGTGTTGAGAGCATAGCTATGCTTAACAAGATATTGACTACAGTGAAAGAAGTCCACGAAGGAGACTATTCTGAGCTTGAGATGACATATTCACGGCCAAATCTGCTGTTCAAGTCTAAGAAAATGAGGACTAAGTACTCTACATGCAATGAATCTACAATAGCAAAATGGGTGTCAAAGAAAATAGTGACGCCTATGAATGCAGTATTCAGCTTCAAGACATCAAGTGACATAATAAAGAGAATGAATGGGCATTCATTCATGTTCACTGACTTTAAATCAATAAAAGTGTATCTTGAGACAAAAGATGACATGGAAGCTAATGCAGTGTTTGCTACACTGGGAAACAAGAACATGGATCTAGGACGTGAGATGACATTGAAGTTTGGTCTTGTTACGGATGGAAAGATTCCTGAAGGACGTGACTTGATCATAGACATAGAGAGAATGAATCTGCTGAACTGCATTCAGTCAGATGACATTGTTGTGTCTTTAATGGACAAGAATGTTCTCTTGAGCAAAACTAGCATACACGGCAAAGATGGAACGTACTTCAACATCAATGTATATTGCACATTGCTGAAAGGCTGATCATGGAAGACTTAGTTGAGAGGCTCTTGGACTCTGGAAACAAAGTGCTTGAAGCAGCTGGAAAAGACATCAGCAAATGGTCTAAACTCAAGCATAACAAAGAAGACTTAGAGCTTTTTCTTCAGTTCAACATTGTGCATCTTCGGTTCAGGCCTAAGGGAAAAGCTGTTATGCAAGACATTGTGTGCACATCTGACACTTAGTTCATTGAAGTCTTCTCAAAGTTGAAAGCGTCTGACAAGAAGACTGCATTGAAGTCTAAGAACAAGGGAATCAGGACAAATGATCCCAAAAGTGTCTTGACATTCAATATCATTGAGAATAAATACAACACTGTAATGCTTGACTTCTGGGACATCATCACATTCTTGACAATAACACCAGACAATATTGAGATCCTTGATTCTGTTGCTAATGACATGCTTAAAAGGCCTATTGAAAATGATTTGAACAGCAAAAATGAAAAAAGCAAATGAATTTGGCTGTTTGTTTGATAAAATCATATACTGCGAATAATGCTTTCATATGAACATATAGCATTCTTGAGAGAAAAAATACCTCTTTATCTTCCTTCAAGTTTCAAACAAGTAGGAGATAGATGGAACGGACGTTGTCCATTCTGTGGTGACTCAAAGAAGAGCGTAACAAAGCGACGTGGTTGGACGTATGGAGATGGGTCCTATTTCTGCTTCAACTGCGGAGCTCATATGTCAGGAATCAAGCTCTTAGAAGCTCTCTCTGGACCAGATTTTCCTGCTCTTAAGCAAGAGTATGTGCATCTATTCTTAAAGTCGGGTCTTGATTCATCATTGTCATCAGTTTTCTCTATGCACAACAATGATGAGCCAAATGTCTTGAACATTAAAGCGACATTAGATCCAAGCTGGAAGAAGCCACTCACAGACAGAGCAAAAGAGTATCTAAAATCACGAAAAGTGCTGGATGCGCCATTTTTGAAAGAGAAGCTGTTTTCAACATATAAAGATGACAAAAAAGAAGAATATATTCTAATACCGTGGAAAGTCAATGGTGTAGATGCTTACTGGCAAGTTAATGACTTCTTAGGTTTGCATGGAATGAAGTACATGTTTCCAAAGAACAAGCGCAAACTGCTATATGGACTTGACAATGTCGATCCAACATACAAGAAGATCTTTGTGTTTGAGGGAGTGTATGACAGCTTGTTTGTTAAAAATGGCATATGCTCAGGCACTAAAGCAATAACAGACTTCCAGATGAAGCTCATAAAGAGCAGATGGCCTCAGCATGAAATATGCATATCATTTGACAATGATGTTGCTGGATTTTCATCTATGATGAAAGTTATTGAGCAAGACAGATCATCTAAGTTCTTTGTGTGGTATAATGCTTCTACAAAAGAGAAAGACATTAATGAAGCTGTTATTGCTGCAGATGATGTCAATATGTTTGTTGATCCTATTAAGCTTGACAGCATGGTGTTTGACAAACTGCAGATGAAGCTGTGGATGATGAGAAACGGCAAGTGGAAGAGAGAAGATAAGAGAAAGAATGATGACGACAGGAAGAATGTCTTTTTGATGAATTGAAGCTGGCAATCACTGAAGATGGTTGTCTTTTTTCGGTAAGATTCAATAAATATATTTGAATGATTCATATAGCAGACATAGCAAAAAGAGGAAAGTACAGCAATGCAGCCACAGGAACTTTTTTGCCGAAGCATCCTGAGAAGTACATAGGAGGCTCGAAGCCTGTGTACAAAAGCGCACTTGAGCTGAAGTTCATGATGTATGCAGACCGCAACCCAAATGTTGTGTCATGGGGATATGAAGGAACGACCATAAAGTACTTTGACAAAGCTAAGGGAAAAGTGAGAAGATACTACATTGACTTCTCAATTGTCGTGAAAGTCGGACCTGTCAGGAAGACTATCTGGATAGAGATAAAGCCGGAATGCGAGACTCATCCTCCTTCATCAAAAGGGAAAAATGCCGCAAAAGCTCAACTTACATGGATGACAAACCAGTCAAAATGGGAAGCTGCATCAAAATTGGCTAAGTCAAA